TTGGTTAATTATTTTTTTACTTCAGGTTTCAAAGCTAAAAAGTATTTGTCGCCTTCTAGTTTCATTTTATCTGCAAAACCAAAGTCTACAAATAGAGCTTCTCTGTTGTTTTTACTTATAAAAGTGTCGATTGAATTTCGTGAAGTTATTGCTAACTTTTCAATCGTTTTAGCATATTTTGCATCTTCAAAGAATTTGTCTGACCAAATAACTTTTTGGTCCATTTCGAAACGTTTTTTAAACATTTCGATTTTTAATTCTTGTCTTGTTAACTTTTTACCATCCTTAAGGATTTCAAACATAATTTTGTTAACATTGGTTTCTGACGCGTTTTTTGTGCTTTTGAATAAATCATTTAAAGTTTTCATAATATAAAATTTTGATTTTTATAAAGCCAATTTTTTTAAACCCCCTTGGCTTTTATAGGGCTTTTTCGCATTCAATATGTCAAAGAACTTATTTTTAATTACTCTGTAAAGATATAAAATAACTTATACAAAGATGTTAAAGAAACGTTAAATAAAGCTAAAGTTTTGACTGTTATTATTTGTCTCAATCATTACTCTGTAAAGATAATATATAAGCCTATATATTTATGCTAAAAAAAAGCTAAAGTTTCATAATATAATTATAATATTATAAATAATAATATATATAAAAAACGTGTTTTAAAGCCCTTTTCATCGCGTTTAAGAAGTTATTATATTAATCTAATATATTTATATTAAAAAATATTTTTAAAGCCTTAAATGCAATAAAAAAATACAGCCCCGGCTGTTTGTCCGCGCTGCCGCGACCGTATACAAATCCGTTTTTTTAGGTACATTATTTTGTACGGTAAACCTAAAGCGGTCAACCAAGGCTATTTATGCTTCTGCAGTAGAAGAAAATATGTTAAGTTGGTGGTGGAACATAAGAAGCTCTAGAAACCACGAAATGTAAAAGTTTAAAAAGTTTTTACAAAAGTTTTTCTCAATGAAAACACTACGTAAAAAGCGTATGTGCTTGATAATCAACAAACTAGCCTTTCTTGCAAAAAGTATGTAAAAGTATATATAATAATAAAAAAAAAAAAAAATTATAAATAGTAATTGCTTATATATAGAATTGGAGGCTGCCCTGTTATTTTTTTTTTTTCAATGTAGTTTCAGGTGTTTTTTGTAACTTATTGAAAATCAATAACTTATAAAAAAATAGCAAAAATTTGTAAAAAATTAGCAAAGAATTAGCATAATAATGTATAATTTTACTTAAATTTGCATATATTAATCATAAAAAAGCATAAAAAAATGGAAATTAACGGAGTAAATTTTAGGAAATTAGAAGAGCAAAATGTAATAGAATGTCTATCAGGAGAAGAATGGATAGATATAGATTTGCTAACCTGTGAAAACGATGGTTTACGATTTGAAGTAAATGAAAAAGTGTTCTCTTATAAAATAGTAGAAAATGCTGTGAATAAAAAATTTAAGTTGGTTGAGGAAAGCATAGAAAAAAGACTTAAAGAAAAGAAAGAAGCAAATAATTCAGGAATAAGTGAATTGCAAATGATATCAATAAAATATATGAAATCAAGCAGTAAAGGAATTAGTTTCTCTAGAGGAAGATGGAATATATTCATATTTAGCAAATACATTACATCAGCTAGGGAGAAAGATGAAGCAGTGAAGTTGAGGGGAGAATTGATCGAATATATGGTTAAAAACGATGTAAGTATCAAGGAGTTAAAAATACAAATCAAGTCTATTCGCTCATCCTTATTCTAAAGCCTATGTTCCACCAACCAACTTAAATTAACTATTTTAAAGCTTAAGTAGTTTAGGAGCTCCAGGTTGGACGATTTTTTTTAAAATAGTAAAATATACTACCGGAGAATTTTAAGTTGGTGGTGGACGCTTAAAACTCCATCTGGCGCGTTTTAAGCGCTTTTTATATACCTGTTAGTTTAATTTAAGTTGGTGGTTGTGGATTAGCGGGATTAGCGGGGCGCGGAAACAGGAAAGCCTAACATTTCTGCTAGGCTTGTCTGATTGCATGCTTGGAGCGCCAGGGGAAGTTGGAGCTATCCTGGAAATGCTGCTTGGTAATTAGCTGTTGGAGCGAGTTTAAGAAGCGATAGGGAAACAGAGTATAGATTTGTGTTTTCTATGTGGCTTAGCTGAGCGGGCTCGTGGGAAATGAAGTTTTGGTAAAATATTAACACGCCTGATAACCTTCGTTAAACAAAATTTTGTATATTTGTACAAATTTTAAAATATTACGAAATGGCAAAAGAAACTTCAGGAGGTAAAATATACGTAACCTTCACAATAGACAAAGACGTTAAGAAACGTTTTAACATAACTTGCGCTAGCTTAGGGATGAATATGAGCGAAGTAGCGCAGGCAATGATGGAAAACTTTGTTGATATATCGAAAGAGATGACAGATAAAGAACGCACTAGGTTAGCCGGCGTGGATAATGTAGAAGTACAAGAAGAATATTCATCTTCAACTAGATTAAAAGAAGAATAATATGGAAGCTAAAGACTTGCAATCCCTTTTAAGAGAAGCAGCTGTAAGAACTGCTCCTGTTGTTGAATTATCAGAAAATCCAACTGAAAATGAAATAATAGAAAAAGCGGAAGTCATAACTAAGCATAATCTTGAAAACAAGTGGGACCACGTAAAAGAAATGATGGAAGGGCCTTTTGCTGAAAGATTAGTTAGAGCAATGGAAGCTATGCCTGATAAAGAATTTGTTAGGGTATATGGAAAAATGATAGAATACTTTAAACCTAAAGTAATTAGAGTTGAAGGAACTAAAGAAAAACAAGAGGACAATGTATTACGAATTGAAATATATAACTCTTCAAAACAAGCTATAGAAGAAGATACAATTGATATAACACCAGAAGAAGATGGCGCAGAGTGAAGCGGCTTTTCAGCAAGAGTGTGTAATATGGTTTCATAATACATATCCAAAATTACGTGGACTTTTGTTTCACGTTAGAAATAATAGTTCAAGCAAAAGAGAGGGAGCGTACTGGAAAGCTTTAGGTGTTATGCCTGGTGTTAGTGATTTAATATTTTTATACGGATGTAAAGCTAGCCTTATAGAGCTTAAAACCGCTACTGGTTATCAATCTCCTGAGCAAATAGAATGGGAACAAAAAGTTTATGAACAAGGAATAAACTACTATGTTATAAATTCTATTGCAAAATTTAAAAATTTAATAACTAAAATAATAGAAGAATGAATACGTTAAAAGTATCAGAAACGTTTCAAATGACTTATGACGCATTCCATAAACCAGAATGCAGGCAACTAATATCTATGGGCGGTTCAAGAAGCAGTAAGTCTTATTCTATTCTACAAATGCTAATGCTTGAGCTAATAAAGAAAAAAAATATTAAAATAACTTGTTGGCGAAATACAAAAGTAACTTGTAGAGCAACTATATTAGAAGATTTTCAAAACATAATAATGTTTGACGAGGAAATAGCAAAAAAATTTAAAGAAAATAAACAAGCTGGCACATTTGTATATATACCAACAGGCTCTAGAATAGTTTTTGAAGGAGCTGACAATATAGGCAAAGTATTAGGCGGTCAGCAAAATATAAGTTTTTTTAATGAGGTGACAGAATTCTCTCGTGACGTATATTTACAAATTACGCAACGAACAAGTGGTAAAGTAATATGCGATTATAATCCGTCTAAAGACTTTTGGCTTGAATCATATAGGCATGACGATGAAACAACATTTATTAGGACAAATTTTACTAATAATTCATTTTGTCCACCGAATATAGTAAAGCAACTATTATCTTACGAGCCGTGGGAGCCTGATTCATATGAAGTTATTGACGCTGAAGTATATTATAAAGGAAGTCTAATAACACCTACTAATCAACCACCTATACATACAGCTAACTATAAAAAAGGCACTGCGTCTGTATTTATGTGGATGGTTTATGGATTAGGTTTAGGAAGCGAGAAGCCTAATCGCATATATCATGGATGGAAAAAAATTACTAGCGAAGTGTTTGATAAGTTAGAATATCCTTCTTATTTCGGACTTGATTTTGGAACATCTAATCCTACTGCTTGCACTGAAATAAAATATGATGGAAACGGAGGAATGTATATAAGAGAAAGATTATATAAACCATTAGGCGAAATAGAAGATTCTTTAGCGACAGTTATAAAAATTCAAGTTCCTCAAATAAAGAAAGGAAGTTCTTATATAATATGTGACCCAGCAAAAGAAGCTTATCTTAAAATACTTCAAAACGCAGATTATTTAGCAATTGGTGCTGTTAAAGGAGCTGGTAGTATTGAAGCTGGAATAAGTATAGTTCAATCATTTACAATTTATTACGTAGCTTCTCAAAATCTTGACGCTGAATATAATAATTATTCTTGGCAATTAGACAGAAACGGTAAACCTACAGATACCCCTCTTAAATCACAAGACCACTTAATGGACTCATTGCGTTATTGTATAACCTTCTTATATGAATATCTAAATATTAAAATCTAAAGATTTTCATTGCACGCGTGAATAATATAGTACGCGCGTGTAACGCGTTCTATATATACAGTTAAAGCAAAAATATTTTTCAAAACTTTTTCAACTTTTTTAATCGCCGTATTGTTTTTTTTGCTATCTTTGTTTTAAATTGAAACGCATGAACATTCTAGGTAATTTAAAACGGATATTCTGGGAGCGCAATAAAAGCGGAGAAAACTGGTATACTGAATTACGAGATGGAGAAGGTTTTGGTTTAAGCGGTTCAAATTTAGAAATAGCACAAAATCATCCAATACTAACTCCTGCATTGTTATTTGTTAGTAAGTTATTTAGCCAAGCAGACTTCTATATGGAGAATGTTAAAACTAAAGAAAAAAAATATGAGCATAAAGTTTTAGATATGCTAAATAATCCGAACTACTATCAAACTAAAATGGATTTGTTAGAAAGTTTGATGTTTATGCAAATAGCCAACGGAGTTGCTGTTTTGT